CCCTCTTCGGTCTACAGTAGTTGTCAGTCTTTTTATGTGGTGTTACGACTCTTACGAGACTTACTGCACAAAGGACTTTACTGACTTACCAATTACTCATTAGCGAGTTTTTCAAAGTATGACATTGCGTCATCATCTTCATCGTCATTGGCACCAAATGAACCACCAGCAGTTTGTGGTTCTGGTGTTGGTTCAGACTTGAAGTTAGGTGTGAAGTCTGTAGTATCTTCATCAACCAACTGTGCGGCAGTCTTTGTTGCGACAACAGTTCCAGAAAGAACTGCATCCAAACGAGCCTTCAACTCATCATATGATTTGAAGTTAGACTCTGCAAGGAAATCTGTAAGAGAGTGTTCCTTGTTGTAGATTGCCTCTAGTTCATCGTCAGAACCAGCAAGTGCCTCGACAGGCCCGAACTCTGATTTGTCGTAGTTCCAGTAACCGTCAACCTTACGAATCTTCAGTTTGAAGTTCGCACCTTCCCATAAATCAAATGGGTTGATTGGAGTTTCATCTTCAAAAGCGGGTTGCATTGTCTCCATCAACTTGTCAAAGATTTTCTTACCATAAGCATAAAGGAATACTTTTCCTTCGTTCTCTGGGTTAGCAGAATCTTGAACAACATAGATGTTGGAGTAATACTTCAACTTTCGTTTCTGTTTACGAGCAATCTCTTTATCACTCTCAACACCAGAGTTCCACAGTTGAGTGTTATACTCTGACACTGGGTCTTTCTGATTGAGTGTGGTAAGAGAGTTTTCGATATACCACTGTCCAGTAGGGCCTTGGAACGCATGATTCCAAACACGAACCCATGGCAACTCTTCACCTTTTGGTGCAGGCAAGAACCTAATTACTGCGTAACCGTTACCTGCCTTGTCAACATTAGGTTTCCAAAGTCTTTCGTCTACATAAGACTTCTTTTCTGTTGTTGGGGATTCGTCCTTTTGGACTTGTTTGAGTAGTTTATCCAGAGAGTTCTGGTTTCTTAGTGCTGAAATAGACATATTTTTCTCCTATGTTTATATGTGTTTTCGTATGTTTAAGTATTTCACCTTTTGCATAGTTAGACTATGCATTTTCATAATATATGCTTATTTATATCAAATAGATATTCAAAAGTCAAGATGTTTTTGAGAAATATATCTGACATTATCATATCCTTTCCATTCCTCTACTTCAGAACTGACTTCATCAGTTCCTAGTTCAGATGGATTCACTTTCCAGAATGTGACATTAGGAAATGCCTCAAAGTTCTGGGTGTGTTGTTTAATCCAATTTACAGATGGAACAGCATTTGCATCTTTCGACACATAATTTGAAGTTCCCTTGTAAACATTATTAACCAACCCTGTATTACTACCTAAGTCAAACCCAATCAAATAAACATCTGTAGGATTATTGTCTTCGATAGCAAGTCTTACTGCGATTGGGCCTGCGCTCCAACCACTGTAATCTTCTGGTATCAGATAAACTTCATCGTTTTCGTCTACCCATGTTACCCACAAATGGTGATTCCCCATTCGCTGTCGTAACTCAATTTCATCAAACTCTTCGCCCCTATCATGTGCGACCTTTTTTGCGGCATTTACTAATCGCAACATCTGATTAGGGTCTGTTCCATTCATTACGAACTGCGCCCTACCACTTTTGCTGTTTTCTGTGTGTGGTGGTTCATGCCACCCCTCAAACAAATTAACATCAACTAGCATATGATATGCGTCAGCAGGCAATTTTGTCCATGAACGAAAGTAACATTTATTCTTAGATGCATAACCATTAGCATACACCTCATGCATCATTCCACCGTCAACACATATAAGAGCATCAAGATTGTCAATATCACGATATGCTGCATTACATCCATAGATTGGCCCTCTTTCTTTTAGAGCGTCTAAGTCTACACCCTTTCGTGATTCCCCATTGCCTAGAACAAACACCTTACTCATTTTGCACGAGGGCCTTTGTAAATAGGTTCACCATTATATGTCATAGTGACACTCTTGTATGCCTGATTCCATTCTTCTGGCGTTGCATCCCAAAGTTTCTTCTTTGAGTTTACTGCCTCATAAGATGGATAACCTTTTTCTGCGGTTGGTTCAACAACTGGTGGATTGTTTTCACCATAGTTACCATACTCATCAAATCCACGAACAGTATCATCAAAACTATGTTCAGGCACAATGTCGATGTTACCATCAAAACTAAATCCAACCGCCTTGAGATACAATTCAAACTGTTCTAACATATCAGTCAAGTCTGCATCACTAGGAAGAGTGAACTCTACCGTAGTTGATAGTTGTTCTGGATATGTATTTTCATAACTAAATTTATGCATTATAATTTCTCCATAAGTGGGAAGATTTTCGCAATTTCCATTGCACACTTCTGTGCAACTTCCATATGCTCTTTCTGCGTTCCATTAGAAGAACGCAACTCAATGTAATGAACCCAACTACGCAAAGTTCCGTTCATATACAATCTTGTCTTAGTCAACCCTTCTGGCAGAACAGCACGAGCCTGTTCTTTCGCAATACCATTTTCGATTGCCCAATCATATGCCTTACGAGATGTTTCGATAACACCTGTCTGTCTACGATTCCATTCGGCAATCAAATCTTGGTGTTTTTGATTATCTACCAATGAGGGGTCGTTCTCAATCTCAATAGAGTTCTCACGATTCTCTGTGTCTTGTAGACGGCATTCTCTTTTGGTAAATGCATCACCCATTGCAGACGGTTCTGCATATCGTTGACTGAATTCTTGAAAACTAAAACTACGGTGACGCACAATCTGGTGTGCAATGTCACGAGTTGTTTCAATCTCTAGGCAAGCGCTAGCCATCTCCAATGGTGACCAATGTTTGTGCTTGACCAAATATCGTATGAGTTTTTCGCTCGTTTTGTGTGATTGTTGGTTCGCTGGATTGGAGACACGGGCGCAATACGATATAAGTTCTTGGACATCGTTACCGACATATAATTCTCCTTCTGGTGGTTGACTATAACTAATAAGTCGTGCTGTAGTCAGCATTTTATTTATTTCCTTATTCTCTGTCACTTTCATCCTCTTTCTTTGTCAATGAATAACCACCACTTGGCAGTTCTTCCCATATTACAGTATCACCTACATCCCAACCGACTTGATCTATACAGCCTGGTGGGAACTCTATGAACAGTTCTTTTGTCTTACCGTCCTGTTGAACTTCAACTATCCAACTATTTTGTGACATTTGTTTATACTTCATAAAATATCAACACCTTCATCTGTAGTGTAAATCACTTTCTTAATACCAAAGTCAGCGATACACCGTTCACACCCTTCGCAGGGCTTTGACATACCATTTATGTATTCATGCGATCTATTCTTTTTCACACGAGCAACATAAAGAGTTGCTCTTCCTAAATCTTCAACCGAAACGGTTCTTAGTGCATCTTTGATTGCACTGGTTTCTGCATGAAGATAAATTGCATCTTCGTTTCGTCCATACTTGGTTTGAAATGGATGTGTTTTATACTTATTCACTCCAAAACCAACCACTTTGTTTTTGATAACCACAGCGGCAGCGTGTTGTGAACGGTCAACTGGATCAGTTTCTTTCGCCTGTTCAGTTACCATATCAATAAATTTCATCTGCCGCTGTGTTACCATTTTAATTAAACCTACGAGGTCTAGGACGATAGTTGCCATTTCGATTTGACATCTCGGCAACCCGCTTACTGAGTTCTCCATCACGCTTTTGCAATTCAGCGTTGTCGAACTCTAGAGATTTAATTCGTGCATTTGCTTCATCCAGTTTAGCACGATAAAAATCTCTTTCTCTAACTAGTTCTTCCTGTGACATCAGAAAGTCTCCTTAATAAGTTTGAGAAGTTGAACCCTACATTTCTCTTTATCATACTTGAGAAATGCACCGTATTTGACGACCATTCGTCTTGTCTCTGGCCATACTAGATCATCTTTAAGTCCTTTATCTAATTGCTTTACAAAACCAACTAGTCCTTGCAGAATAACCAAAGTCTCTAGGTTGATTCTTTTTGCGAGGTAGTTTCTTAATATTACAGGATGTTGTCCCTTTTGTAAAGAGAAAATATCATCAAAATGTGATATTTGCTCAAATAAAAATCTCATATCTGTGATAAAATTGTAGGTCAGTGCTTGTTTTCTTTTGCACCAATCTGTGTAGTTTTCTTCTCTAAAATCACCGATGTAACCTTTAGGACTACGCAGAAAATTACTAATATAGTAATCTTGTGTAGACTCACCATATTTTCTTGCAACACGAGCAAAGAAATTTCTGTCTTTTCGTTTTAAG